TTTTCTACAGGGATAGAGTAGATTTCTGAAAGCCAAGTGCGAGCTGTGGCGTAGTCGTAGGAATATGAGCCATCGTAGTTCTTGGTGTAGAACTCGTTGATGTCACAAACTAGCTGTGCAAGGTTACCCTTGTAGCCACACGAGAAACAGATGTGCATTCCGGTGTCGAGATTAATCCACCATGATGGTGAGTTATCGCTACGTCCAGTGCGAGCAACGTGGCCTGGGCAGAGAGCGTTTGCCTCTGCGCCACGCTGTGTTGAATCTATACCAAGTGCCTCTAGGGCTTTTTCTACATCGAGAATCATTAGATTTTCATGCTGTAAGGAGTGCAGTACTTACAGCTGTCTTTCTTTGCGTCGTCGTGGAAGCAGCCAGTGTCCCAGCGCCAAGTAATAGAGTTAGTCTCAGGGCCACAGTTACGAGCCTGAACAACCTTGAGTAGACGTACCTGCTCTTCGTCTTCTACTGGCTCCAGACCAAGAATTACATCTGAGTCCTGAAAGAACGATGATGAATAACCGATAGAGTCAGCAGAAACCTTGCCGCCCTTCATCTTCCAAAGAAGAGTCTGAGTAGAGATAACTACAGGAATGTTGAGCTTCTGAGCGACTCGCTTCAAAGAACGTGTGATGTTAGTCAAAGCCTGAGGAGTGTTAGCCTCGCCAGTTACCTGGTCAAGCATAAGGTACACACCATCAACAAACAGAACGTCTGGGTTTAGCTGCTCTGCCTTTGCAAGTAGAGAGTCAACAGTCAAGCCGTTAACCGCGTCAACAAAGTGAAACGGGTGCTGGCTCTTCAATTTGTCGATGACATCAATCAAGCGGTCTTCTTCAGAGTCAGTCAGCTTACCAAGACGAAGCTTGTCGCTAGGTACGTGAGCTGTCATTGCCAAGTAACGCTGAGTCTGCTCGTGGTTGTTCATCTCAAAAGACTGGAACATAGGAACTTTTCCAGAAGCGTGGATGTTTGCCGCAATCCTCAAACAAATCTGAGACTTACCGGTTTTAGGTGGAGCAATAACTGTAATTAGCTGACCGCCCTGCAGACCTGCAGTTGCCATGTCAATCTTCTCAAAGCCAGTTGGAATACCGAGGAACTCAGAGTTCTGTACCTGCTGGTACTCTTCCCAGAACTTGTCAGGGTTCTTTGTCAGGTCAATGTGAGTTGTGCCCTGTACACCCTGCTCGTTTACAAGAGTCACAGCCTTGCTCATCTCAGCAAGAGCTGCCTCGTGGTCATTGAGGTTCAGCTTTTCAACTACGCTCTCAACACCGTTACGAGTGATGGTTCTACGACGGAACTCCACCATCTTGTCGATGAGGTAATCCAGACTGTCCTCTACCTTCAAAGTCTTGAAGTTAGGGAAGTTGTCGTTAACAGCTATTGCTGTGGGAACCTCACGATAGTTTGCGTAGTGGTCACGAATGAACTTCCACACACGTCGAAGGTCATCATCGACAATCCAGTCGTCCTTGATGCCACTCTCGATTACAGGAATAATGTTCCTGTCAAGAATGATCTTACTAACTAAACGGTACTCGTTATCTGCTGCCATTTGCCCTCTCCCTTTTTCTACAAGTTCTCTAGTTCAATTCCATAGGAACCGTATCTAGCCACTCGTTCTCTAATGTCTATTACACCCTTTAGATTACTACGATAAGGTAGCTCTCCGATAAAGTCTTCGATGTCATTGTAGAGCTCCGCATAGTTAAACGGATTTGCCCCACGACGGTCCAACTTATTCATTACATCATCTAGTTGCTTCTGTGTCCAGAGCTCACTCTCAAATGCTGCCAATTCTACTGAAAGTCCATACTTATTAGCCATGTTCCACAGCTGTGATAGCGCAAGGTTCTTTGTCAACTTTACTTTACGCTCAGTGACTGACGGAAGAAACACCCGGTTTGTAACTTCCACGTCGGAACCAAGAACTACGTCAACTATTACGATGATTCTTGGTGAAGTCTCATTTGAGATGTCTCCTCCCTGCATTAGATTACCTCTACTTTTCCATACTTAATAATAAATTGTCTAAATGATTCTGCGTCTCCCATTGCATCAAAGGCTTCATCGTCTGGGATGTCTTCTGGAATTTTTACTGCGTAATGACCGTTGTTTTCTGCCATCTGGTCTTTTACAAATTTTACGTGTTTACATCTTGCACTGCTCATAAACGACTTGCAGTTGCAGCGTACCTTACGGCTGTTGTCTGCGTCGAGCTGAACTTCTGCTACTCCGTCTTCTGACAAGAACAACTGAACTGTTCTCCAGTCTATATCCATGTTAGTTCCTCTCATTATTTTTTACGAAGGTCTTCGCCCTTGATGCGGACTCGAATAAAGGCTTCGTGAGCAAAACTGCCCATAGCCTCACCATACTGGTCTTTCCAAACTTCACGTGCAACGTTTGTTGTGATGATTGTTGGAAGAGCCTTGTCATATCGACTACGAAGAATCTCATCAAAAGAAGTGTCGTCATACTTTGAGCCGTACTCCTTGCCGAGGTCGTCAAGAACAAGGACACGTACATTCAGGTGGTCTTCCTTAGAACGACCGTGGAAGCCCTCCATCTCACGATACATTTCCTTCTTAGTTTCTGGGTCTGCATCGATAAGAGCCTTTTTGCGAGACAGGAACTCTGGGAAGGTCATGTAGTAAACAGGTCGGGCATTCATGCCGTAGTTTTCTGAACTCATTCCAAGGATATCTCTAGCCAAGTCGGTCTCTTCAGGAAGTCTACGAACAAACTCCATCAAAGAAGTAACTGCGTGAGTAGTCTTTCCTAGACCAGGACCGCCATCAAACAAAAGGCCTACTCCTGTAGTACCAAGTCCACCAACCTGCTTGATTACCTGACCGTCGATTGCCTGCTCTAGCCAGTCCTCAATCACAACAGGGAACGAGCCCATCTTCTTTGCAATGTCAGATGGCTCAAGACCCAAGAATCTACGTGGGATGTTTGAGTTTCGTAGCAACCAGTGACGCTTGTTGCTAGATAGCGAGTTTATATCGTATGCCATTATGCCTTCCTCAGTTTTTCTTCGTAACGTTCTAATGATGCCCTACCAGGCATCGAGTTGTCAAACTCTGTGCCGTCTGATGCGTAAATGGCGTCATCCATCTCTGGTTCAACGGCAGCTGCAGAAGACGACTCAGCAACAAAGTGTGTTATTGAGTTTAGAAAAATGCCGTGAGAGTTCTTAGGGAACTTACGAAGGGTGGCGACGTTTCTTGCATCTGAAAAGAACTTGTCCATGGCCGCTACTTCTACAGAAGCACTAGTGCCGTACTTCTTGCGGTTAGTTGCTAGGGCAATTGCCAAACGCTTGGTGTTTACCATTCCAGGAACTCCGGGAATCTTGCTGTAGACACGGCTTGCAAATTCTGAAGCAACCATCTGCGCTGTCCATGAATCAGTAGGACGTTCGCTGCGGTGTAGCTTCTTCTTCTGTTCTTTTTGTGCTGCAGGTAGTTCTCCGTCAAGAAGTCCTACACCAGCGATATTGTCGTCATCACTCCAACGGTTAACCATTACACCCTTCACCGGGGCCTTGGCCCCAAAAGAATGCGAAGCATTCTTTATCATTGTCTTATCTGTACCAGTAGTAACAATTACAGTATTACTATCAGCTGTTGATGTTCCATCTGTGAAACATGGTACAACACTATCTGGAGCCTTGTCAACTCCCTCATGTTCATTTTTGAAACATGGATTAATTAAACGATATTTGTTTTTGTGAAGTTTTCCAAGGTTGCGCTTGGAGCGTGTAATTCCTAGTAGACCCTTTGATTCTAGTACAGACATGTCTCGCCAAAGTGTTGTACGGCTAAGACCTGTAGCTATTCCTAAAGTGTCCATAGTTGCGTCTACATTTCCTGCTGAATCCGCCATTCGGTTCATTACAGCAAAAAGGTAGAACTCATTAGGTTTTAGACCCATGTCCAAAATCTCATCAGGTATTTCCAATTGCCCTCCTAGTAGTTGCGTCTGGTTGTCTGAACAACGGTTGGCTTATTAACCAACTTCATCAGAGCCAGAGTTACAAAACTAGCAGCTGGAGAACAAATAAACAAGTGGAACCCTGTTATGGAGAAAAGCCAAAGGCCAAACACGGCCAATGGAAGGGGGAACAGCCCTTTAACAAGTGCCGGAGAAAGTAGGTTAGTAGCGAGTACTGCCTCAAGAATGTAGGCAACAGCCGCGCCTACAAGTAGCGTTTCAAAAAAGATGTCCATAGCTAAATCTTACTATGAAATACCATAAAGTTTGTATATAGAGTTTCCACTCATTCGAATTACGTAAGGAGTATTTATTGGGAGAATGTCACCAATGTTTGCCTGTAGACGTTCTCCCTTAACATAGATGTCTCTAAATAACCCACATCCAAGATTTTTATCAATACCAGCACTCATAACCTCAGACGGGTTCATTGAGACACAGACAAACGAACTTACTTCTGAAAAAACATTGCGCTGGAAGTAGTCTGTAGCCCTAGAGCTTGCTTCAAATTGAGGTGCGGATAGCTGAACGGTTTGTCCAGTTGTTCCCACTCCAGAGATGCCCACTGTCCACAAATACTGGTCACTCGTTGTAGGTACTGGAACATAAATAGTTGTTTCAATTCTTTGCCAAGTACTAGAGAGTGTCGCTGTTTTAATGGAACTAAAAATAGATGTTGGGTAAGAACTAGTTGAGTAACCTGTTATGTAAGCAGACACACCAGAAATAGTTCCTGTAGTAACTCTCGCGTAAATAGAGAACGTCATGTAAATTCCAACAGGAACTACTCCATAACCAACAGGGGTTATTTTGACGTCAAAACCTGTGCCAGTAGTTAGCGCTACCGTAGATACGTTATTGCCCGTACTTCCGGCCCAGTTAGGATAGGCGCTAGGTGTTGCCGAGCCAAGAGTGTATGAAGCATCCGACCAGTTGGCACCTAATGAACTAGACCCATCATTAATGTAGTTAATTTTATCAGGAAATAGTTTAATTTTTACAGCTCGTGCATCGCCGTGATACAGCCACTCGCCAAGCTGCATAGATGTGGCTGAGGAAAAGTCTCCCAGAACTTTTACGTAAGTGTCGGTTGCTTCTATAACGTCTGCAGGTGTGCCAGCTATATCCAGAACATCACCTACTTTGTAAGAAAGAAGTTTTCCGACTCCCAAAGTATTCGTAGAGTTAAGTACAGTAGTAGTTAGTTTATTGGTACCGCTGTCAAGAGCCGTGGATATAACCGGAATTTGTTTAATCAAAGAAACTTTATCAAGATAGTAAGTTCCTGTTGTACCAGTCATTACGTTTATTGATACGTAAGCAGCATTAGATGGCGTAGTAACAGTCTTGTAGCTTAAATAAGAGCTATTGGTGTGAGCGTCTGTGTTTGTGCTTATAAACACGCCTTTATTATCAAAAAAATGAACTCTAATAGCGTCTGGGTTTGCAGCAATAACTGTACCCAGAGAGTTTTGTCCAAAGTAAAGCTTTACCTGGTAGTTTGTGCTTCCTTCTACAGGAATGCCTCTTTGTATAGCTTGGCTAGCATCCCAAAGGTTATTACTTGTAGCATAAGTGTCAAACCCAGTAATAACGCCATGAACTCCAACGTCAGGATTTGTTGCACCCACGACTATTTGCGCAGCATAGTTACCTTCCACAGACGTTGTGGGGGCTGTAAGGCTTACAAAAGGTGTCTCGGTGTATGAAAGAGTAACATTGCCATACGGCTTCCAAAAACCAAGACCATTAGAAAAACCGCTGTCTTGGAGGCTTAGCATTTGATTTGGCCCTATGTGCACGGAAGAATCATTTCCGACCGTGTTCTTAACCATCGAGACAATTCCGGCTTCTGTTCCCTTTGAGGCATAATTAAAAAAAGCGTTGCTAACTTTTCTTTTTTTAAGAACAGTCTCTGTAACAGAGTCGTCAAACACTCCGTACTGGTTACCAAGAAGGTCAACTACAGCGGGGCCCGTAGTGCTGAGGTTGTGGTCTGGAGCAAGATTGTCAATAAGTGTCAGTGTCTCATCCATAGTAAATGAGAAACCTTTAAGAAAGTTATATAGGTCAGAAGTTTTATCGACTTCATCAATTGGGTTTTGGGTTTTTGAAGTAAATACCCTAGGAATAAACTCCATGAACTTGTCGTGAGTGCTTACTTTAGTTCCATTAGGGGCCAATGTTGGGTGGTCTTTAGCTAGAACAGTGTATGCCTGACCAATAGGGAACCATACAGTGTCAAATGCCCACGCTCTATAGTAAGTAAACTTTCCCGCAGTGAGTGCGTAATTATACGGGAGTGTGTTATCTACTCCATCGGTAAATGTGCCTAGAGTCATACTGCCCGTGGAGTAATCAATTCCGGATTCGTCAATAAGTATGACGCCGTCTTCGGCGTGAGCAGGATACCCATCTTGATTTCTTAACAAACGAAAACGGGTATACCCACCAATTGGTTTTGTCCAATCAACCTTAATACTTGTGTAGTTTAGAGCAACTGCCGACATCGGCAAAACAGAGACTGCCATTTATTTTCCTAAGCACTTCCTCCGTCGATTAAATCGACAGACTTACTAAATGTTCCTGACCATACTGGAAAAGATGGGTCTCCACCTTCAAAGTGTACCCAAACTCCATCACCAATAGCGGGCAAAAACTGACCTGCGTTTTCTTGTTCCCAAGCCCAGTCAGTAACTTGTTCAAAAAGAACCTGCGGAATCTGAAGTTTAACACGTCGTTTTCCAAGTGGGTCGTCATTTGAAAAGACTATGCCTCTGTAGATGCCGTAAAGTCTTTGATTTCCATAAGCATCTTTAATCATTATGTTCTAACAACCGTGAAGTAGTACTTCTTTGTTTCTACACCATCCTGTGCAGTTACCGTTACCATCCAGGTATACGAACCAGCCGTAGCCATTGTAAGCGTAGCGGAGCCAGTGAATACTGTTGGAGAACCGCCATTCTTGGTAAGAGTCATTGTTGCGTTGGCGTTAGTAGAAGGAGCAGTAAGAGTCGGAGAAGAACTAGACGTGGTAGCTGCGTAGTTGTAAATGCTGCTGCTAAAAGTAGGGCTGATGCTGATGCCGCTAATAGACGCTGCAGAAAGAGTTGCATCCTTACTTACCTGAACAAGCTCAATATTAGCTGTGGCATTTGGTAGAACAAAGATTTCTCCTGGAGCTCCAGCGAGTACCGTTCTTGCTGTGGTAGCGCCATTTCTATACAGGTACTTAACTTGTGAGTTGTAAAGTCCATCTACATTACGAAGTACCCCCTCAACTTCTTCTGGAGTAATCTGGTCTTGGAAAACCATGTTGGTGTAGCTAAATCTGTTTGTTAGAGCATCAATAATGCTTTGCTCTACCTGCTCGGTAGAATACTGGCTGTACTTGTTGTAGACAATTGATACTTTGATGTTTGTGTAGGTAGGTTGGGTGTAAGTAACAGTTGTTCCTAGTTG